TAGAAAGCTGGGAGGATATTATATTTTTTAAGCAATATTTAATTGCATAAAAAATATCGGCACTCATCCAGAGGGCAAGCCCGTCAGGTTTTCTAGTGCCTAATTTTTATAAAAAATTGACTACTTGTTTTGGTTGTTTTGAGTTGAATCCCAATATGGATGGATTGTACCTTATATGTTATATATTTTGCCATAGAAAGAGCCTAGGATTGCCTCTAAGCCATTTAAATAATTTATATGGGTGATAGATAGATAGATAGATAGTTTGTATGTAGAAAGATCCTAATATTAATCTAACCATCCATCCATCCATCCATCCATGGCTATTGAGAGACTATATTAATATTAGGATCTTTCTTTTCATGAATTTTTATTTCTACCCTATTAATCTTTCTTTAAAAACTTCCATAAACATTTAAGTTAACAGTTATTGAAATTTATAAATTAAATTATCTGATTTTAAATTAAATTCTTCAAGACAACTGCTACATATTTTCTTATATTTATATTTTCTATGTATGTTAGAATCATAAAACAACATCTTAGATTTTTTCCCACATCTTTGGCATTTCTTTATTTTACTTCCAATTATATTGACCCTCCTCGGGGCAAGCCCACGAGGATTCTTAGGCTGAGAGTGTAACCACTCCTCATATCTCCTAAGCGTAACTTCCCGTTAGTCCAACGGTACATATCCTAAGTGGTACTTGCCTTTATTTTTAATCCTTCGTTTAAAATGTTTATACTGGCGTTAATATCCCTGTCATGAACTTCTCCACATTCAGGACACTTCCATTTTCTAATATTTAGATCTTTAATTTTTTCATTCTTATAGCCACAGTTATTGCACAGCTGACTGCTGGCGAAAAATGTATCTATCTTTATTAAATCTCTCCCATACCATTTAGCTTTATAGGTTAATAATTCTATAAATTTACTCCAAGATACATCTGATATTGATTTAGCTAAGTTAGAATTTTTAAGCATATTCTTTACCTTTAAAGTTTCAACTGCTATGAGTTGGTTTTCCTCAATTAATTTAGTTGAAAACTTATGAAGAAAGTCTAATCTAATATTAGCTATTTTTTCATGTACCTTAGCTAATTTCTTCTTAGTTTTATACCAATTATTAGAACCTTTTTCTTTTCTAGCTAAACTTCTATTTAACCTGGTAATCTTTTTCTCATATTGCTTTAATACTCTAGGATTTGCTATCTTCTCACCATCTGATATAATAGCAAATTCCTTTAACCCTAAATCTATTCCTATTTGCTTATCTGTTTTAGACAATTCTTCAATTTCCTCTTTAACTGCAATTGAGATGAAATATTTGTCTGTGTTAGTCCTAGTTACTGTAACATTTATTATCTCACCTTTAACCTCTTTGGATTTTCTAAATTTAATCCAACCTAATTTGGGTAGCTTGATTTTATTGTCCTTGATTTCAATATTGGTAGTTCCACTTTTTCTAGTAAATTTGTTAGTACGATAAGAGTTTTTAGGATTTTTCTTAGACTTAAACTTAGGAAATCCATATTTACCTTTAAAGAAATTCTTGAAAGCTCTGTCTAAGTCTTTGAGTGCATTTTGTAAAGAAAATTTATCTGGCTCTTTTAACCATTTTAATTCTTTCTTTAGTTGAGTTAATTGCTTAGAATATTTAGTATAAGTTTGATATTCATTTTCTTTCGCTTTAGCCAAGAAATGATTATAAATATATCTCGCACACCCTACTGATTTATTGATTAATATTCTCTGTTCTTTGTTTGGACACAATCTAAATTTATAGGCCTTTTCTCTAACTGTCATATTTCCACCTCCTTAATTAATATTATATCATAAACTTAAATAAGTTGCAACATTAATGTTTAAATGTTATAATTAATTTAGGAGGTGTTGATTATGTCAGATTTAACTACAAGAAAAAGAATTACTACTACTTTAGATAAAGATTTAATTGATAAATTGGATAATCTTTCTAAAGAAACTAGGATACCTAAATCTAAATTATTTGATGAGGCTATTAAGGATTTGCTTAAAAAGCATAAAAAATAAGGTCAAGACCGTCCACTCTTACCACAGGGCAAGCCACAGTGGTTTGCGATTGGACTTTAACTTCTATCACTCCTGACTCTGTTTATATTTTTCATGAACTTTACTAGCTAAATCATCAATATCTTGAGTATCTAATCCTAATTCTTTTAAGTCTTCTTCAGTCAAATCTAATTCATCAACTATAGATTTACTATTATATTCTTTTTCTCTTAATTCTTCTGAAGTTGTCATCCCCATATTATATTGCATCTCATAAATTTCATGTTGTAATTTTCTTATTTCAGCATCTGTCTTTTTATCTAACCTCCATAAAGGATTAAATTTAAGAGAATAATCTAAATCTTCACTAACATCAACCTCATCACAATGAATTATTAAATCTATTAGTTCTTCAATCAAAGGTCTTAAGAAACTCTCTTGAATTCCAGCTATTCTCATATAATAATTTAATGAATCATATTGACCTCCAGTAATAGTTCCTTGTTGTTGACCTAAGAGATGTGATTTTGGCATTCTTGCACAACCAGCCAGATATTCCCATACAAAATCAATTAAATGTTGTAAATTAGGAAGACTACCTCCTGGACCTTCATGAGTTAATTCATCATCTTTTCCAATTAATGCTAGAGTTCTAGTGTTAAAATCTCTTTCTAATAGTTCAGTTAATTGTTCTACTTCATCTCTATTAGTTATATCTATATCAGGTGATTTTAAGACTTTAAATACTGCACTATAAATTATTTGACCTAATGACCATGCTGTTGAATCTAATATAGTTAAGGCATCATAACAAGATAAATAAATAGGGATTCCTTTCTTCTCATCTTCAACTGTTCTACTTTGCATGTGTAATATTCTACTAGGATGTACTCTTTTTTGGGGCAAATTAGCTGTAGCTCTTAAGATATACATCTCAAAGCCTCCAAATTCAGGACTCATTGGATTCTCGTTTATTTCCATATCAGCCATATAATAGCTTGAGAATGGATGAATATATGAAATATTACTAAGACTATTTTTATCAATTGGTTCATCTAAAATAACTTCATCATTTTGGCTTGCCCCAATTGAAATAAACCCATCACCAGTCAATCTTTCATACTCAACTATTTTCTCAAAAGATGATTTTGCTTTTAAGTCATTTAATTTTCTTAAGATTGTTGTGGCTTCATCTTCATTCTCTGATTCTAATGCTATCCATTCTCTTACACAATCTTCAGCAGGAATATCAACTAAATTAGCTGCAATTCTATTATGCTTATAAATATTTTTTAAGTCTTCATAACCTAATGACTGAAAATCAGTTTGAATCTGGCTCATTAATGGATCGTTATATTTACCTTTACTAGAGTTTGGATTTCTACTAGCCATAAAATCTTTAATATAACTTTTATTTGCTATAGTATCATTTATCTGTTTTTTATTCTTTTCAGTAGATTTATTTTTAGACAATTAATCTCACCTCACAATCTTAAGTGTAATTTAATCTATAAATCAAAAGTATTTTAAAGGTTATGCAAAATAAACCTGTAATAATCAGTTAGTTTTGTCTAAAAGCAGATATTAAACTATTGCTCTTATTGTTAGATAGTCTCTCAATAGCCTGAGTAAAACTATCAACCATATCATCATTAGCACCATTTGGAAAGTTCTTACATTCTTCTAAGAAGTCTTCAACCCAAGGTTTATTTAATGGGTCAGGAAGATAAATATTACCTGATTCAACTTCTGGTGAGACTACATTTGCTCTTGACACTTTACTTCCTTTTGGTGATATAGGAATAATTCCAGCAATCTTATTTTCTAATGACTGAATAACAGCGGGTCCATTAGCTTTATCTTCAATCAGTTTAGCTTTAGCACCAGGATATTTATTAGTATAATTCTTAAAGGCTTGAATCAAAGCAGGAAAATCAAGTCTCTCCCTCATCATATCAATTAAATATTTATTAGCACCTTTTCTTCCCCAAATCTCACATACTACATAAGAATTTCCATCTTTACCTTTAAAATTACAATCCCAACTCTGAATCATTTCATCAAACTTCTTTGGCAAGCTATCATAATAGTTCCACCAATGTTCTTTTAAAATATCGCCCGTTTCAACTGAAGGTCTTTGCTGATATAATGCAGCCCATACTTTTGAGCCAACAGCTTCTTTAGTTTCATCTGCCCAATCTAAATCAAATCCAAGTTTGGGGCAAATTGGTTCCCCAATATCTCTATCTAATAAATTATCTTCATCTTCAGCAATAGCAGGAATATTAATAACATCCCACTTTTCTGGTTCTTTCTTCAAAAGCCTTCCAGCTAAATCATCATGATGCCAACGAGTCATGATTAAAATAACTCTACCATCAGTAGTTAATCTAGTAAATAGTGTGTTTTGCCATTCATCCCAAACTTTATCTCTATAAGTTGGTGAATCAGCTTGCTCTCTGTTCTTATATGGATCGTCTATTATCAGTAAATCTGCACCTTCACCCGTAATGGTTCCACCAATACCAGAAGCAATCATTCCACCTCTATGCTCATTTAGTTCCCAATTGGCTTTAGAAGACTTATCATATCTTAATTCTATATCAAATATATCTTTCCCAAATTCAACTATCTTATCTTTGTTCCTTTGACCAAACTTTCTAGCCAAACTATCCCCATAACAAGCTTCTATAACTCTTCTCTCTGGATTCTTTCCAATAAACCAAGAAGGAAATGATTCTGAAACTGTCATTGATTTACCAAGTCTTGGGGGCAAAAATATCATTAATCTTTTACAATCGCCTCTTTCAACTTCTTCTAACTTATCACATATTACTTTGTTATATTTAGCTGGAATATAATTTCCATTATGAGTATATTCTAAATAAAACTGATAGTCTATTCTAGCTAGAGCTCTCCACTTCTGTTCTATTTCCATTACCTTTTCTAAATCCACTTTTGAGGAATTCTTTTGCATCTTTATCACTCTCCAACCACTCTTCTATCTTTTCTTTATTTGGTGAGCTTTCAATAGCTTGCTGCATCTGAATACTAATATTATTTTCAGCTTCTTTCTTAGTCATATTAGTAGCTTGTTGGACTAACTGAGAATAAGCACCAACAATATCTCTTAATCTTGCATCATCATCCATACATTTTTCCATTATTCTAGGAATCAATATATTAGCTAGATTATATGAATTCTGTTGCAGCGTATCCTTTTCTATAGCCCTATACCGTTCTATTTCTGGATCTTTTTGCAATTCTTCATCCTGAAGCCAGTTATTGATTGTTGTTTTAGGGATATCAACTATTCTACCAGCCATAGAAATATTATCACCACTTGTATCATAAGCAGCTAATGCTCTTGCAATTTGTTTCTTAGTATATTTATAGCCTTTCACATTCAATCACTCTCCTCTATTGTATTTTTTTTATAAATTATCTCTTCAAATCCAGTCATTTCAATTTCATCTCTAATCTCTTCTTCTAAATTAATTAACCTAAAGCCATTAACTAAAAAGAATCTAACTACACTTTGATTTATATTTTTTACTCCATTCATATTTATGATTTTATTTGAATCTATATTATTACCTTTATCTTCCATTTAAATCATTCCCTTAATATATAATATATAATATTAATTCAAAGAAACTTATAATATATAATATTAATTCAAAGAAACTTATAATATATAATATTAATTCAAAGAAACTTATAATATATAATATTAATTCAAAGAAACTTATAATA